GTCGCTTAGCAAGCCTTCCTGTACAGCGTAATATTGGTCGTGTCAAGAATGGAGCATTGAAAACAACTCTGCTCTATGTAGGCAAAAAGAAGGTAGAAGAGGATAGTGAAGTTATCTCTTCTATCCATGATAAGGGTTATATCACGGCACGAAAGTATGTTGGGCGCAGTGGTTACTTCTTTGCTGACGACCGATTGGCGTGTGTTGAGACTGATGACTATGCGCATTTGTCAAACCGTCGTGTCATTGATAAGGCTTATCGTATTGCCTATAACACCTTGTTGGATATGATGCTGGATGAGTTGGAAATCAATTCTGACGGCACAATGCAGACAGGGGTTATTACAAGCTGGCAGCAGACAGTAGAGAACGCTATTAATCGTTCTATGACCGCTGCTGGAGAGTTGAGTGCCGGTAATAACGGCGAAGGTTGTTCTTGTTACATAGATCCAAAACAGAATGTGGTTGCGACTTCAAAGGTTGAAATGACATTAAAGGTTCGTCCATTCGGTTATGCACGCTATGTTGATGTCAACCTTGGTTTCCAAGTAACAACAGTATAGACATGGTAAATACTAAAGAATACGGCTGGTCAGATGTGACCGTAGTTGTTGCAGGTAGACCTGTAACTGGAATTCGAGGCGTGAAATATGGCTCGAAGCAAGAGAAGGAACTGCTGTATGCTAAGGGCAACAAGCCTCACGGTATTCAGCATGGCAATATAGATTACAGTGGTGAACTGACATTACTGCAGAGTGAGTACCAAGCTTTGAAGAGTGCTGCTTTAGGCAATCTCCTCAATATGAGCTTTGATATCGTTGTGGCTTACGGAAATCCTGAAAACGGTGATCCTATCACAACAGACATTCTCAAAGGTGTGGAGTTGACGGAAGATCAGACAGAATGGAAGCAAGGTGACAAGTTCCAAGAAAAGTCTCTGCCATTCATCTACATTGACCAGAAGAGTTATTAACAATCAAATATCGAAAATATGAATTATTCAAAAGAAGATATCAATAAGTGGAAAGCCACGCACGGTGATTTGTTTGAAATCAGCGTAGAGGGAAAGTCTTGTGTGTTGCATAAGCCTACACGTCAAGACCTGAGCTATGCCAGCGTAATCAAAGACCCTATCAAGATGAGTGAGGTTATGCTGAAGCAGCTCTGGGTTGCTGGTGATGAGGAAATCAAAACCGATGATGAACTCTTCATGGCAGTAGTTGCCAAGATGGATGAGGTCTTGAAGGTAAAGGAGGCTGAGATAAAAAAACTTTAGAGGAGGCTGGGGTTGATGACTTTGACAACGCCCAGGATATTATCTTCATAGATACTATGCTGCGCTACTATCTAAGCATTGACCCTGAACTCCTGCCAGACGAGAAATGGGCATCAACACTCAGCGCACTCAAAGAGATTAGAAAAATAGAAAAAGACTCTAATGGACAGCGTACTTAAGTTTTTAATCAAACTACAAGCAGATGGTGGTAATGTTCTGACGGTTGCTCGTCAGACATCCACCCAGCTGGACGATATATCACGTAAGGCACGTACTACAGGTGCACGCCTGCGTGAGGCTTTTTCTTTTTCGACACTCAAGAGTTCGCTGATGTCCATTCCTGGTATGGAACTCCTTACCAATCCCTATGCTCTTGCAGCTGGTGCTGTTGGTGCTATTACTAAGATAGGTGCAGAAGCAGAACAAACAGCCGTTGCCTTTACAACCTTAGTAGGAAATGAGACAAAAGCTAAAGGAATGCTTTCTGAAATTGCCAAGTTTGCAGCTGAATCACCTTTTGGTAAGTTAGACTTGACTGAGAATGCGAAGACTATGCTTAACTTCGGAGTGGAGACAGGAAAAGTTCTACCACTTCTTAAACAGTTAGGAGATATCTCTGGAGGAAATAAGCAAGCTCTGCAAAGTTTGTCATTAGTGCTTGGTCAGGTGTCAGCAGCTGGTAAGTTAGCTGGACAGGATAACCTGCAGTTTATCAATGCTGGTTTTAATCCATTGCAAGAACTTGCTAAGATGACAGGTGAATCTTATGCGAAGTTGCAGGATAGAATGTCGAAGGGGCAAATCACCTTTGAAAATGTTGTGCAGGCAATTCAACACGCTTCTGGAGAAGGTGGAAAGTTTTTCAGTATGATGGATAAGCAGTCTCAGACAGTCGCAGGTAAATTTGCTACGCTACAAGACACGTTTATTCAATTAGCCGTTGATATTTATAATAAGATTCAACCTTACGTATCTCAAGCTCTTGATCTCTTTATAAGTATAGTTCCTGTTATTGCTGACGCAATAGCAAAAGTTATCAATGTGATAGAGGGTGTTATAGGATTTGTATCACGGTTTAAGATGGAGATATTAGCTCTGTCGTCTGTCATTGGTGTTGCTGCAATAGTCTTTAATGCACAGGCAATAGCGATGTCTGCTTATGCAGCTGTTATCGGTGTTGTGACAACTGTAACGAAGATATGGACCGGCGTTCAATGGTTACTCAATGCTGCGATGGATGCAAATCCTATCGGACTTATTATCATAGGTATCGCAGCCTTAGTCGCAGCAGTTGTCTATTGTTGGAATAAGTTTGCTGGATTCCGTGCTTTTATCCTGACAATGTGGGACACATTAAAGGGTTTCGGTAATATCATCAAGGACTATATCATCAATCGCTTCAATGAGATGCTTGCTGGACTTGGCAAACTTGGTGAGGCCTTAAAGAAACTATTCTCTGGAGACTTTCAAGGAGCAGCAGCCTCTGCGATGGAAGGCTTTAAGAAGTTGTCAGGAGTTGAAAGTACTGCCAAGGCTATCAATGGAACCAAACGGCTTGTGAGTGGTGTTGGAGGGAATTTTCAGACACATCTTCGACAAGAGCAGCAGAAGGACAAAAAGACATCTTCTGCTAAGAAAGAGAATAAGATAAGTACCCCTGGATTAAGTGGTAGCACTGGTGCTGTCGTTTTTGGAGAAGGTGAAAGCAAAGTCAAGAAGGGAAAGAAAGGTAAAAAGGGTGGTAAGAAAGGTGGTCGCAAGTCTGCTGAAGAACTCGCTACAGGTGGTACACGCAACACTTCCATCACTATGCACATCGGAAAATTCTTCGATAATATCAATGTTTATATGAACGATAAGACTGACACTGCGGAACTTGAGCGAACTATTCTGCAAAGTATGAACCGAGCGTTAGCTATAGCAGCAAGTACAGACAGATGAACAAGGTAGCAAGATTTGCACTCGAAAACGTTGCTCTGAGAGTCACAGGCAACAAGATTCCACCTTATTGGCTGTTCAATGTGAATAAGCTTAGAGAGGTGGACGAAGAGGAATATAATGAAATCAAGTCAATGAGTGATGAGGAGTTGGAAGATACTGTTCGCACTAATGCACTTGGTATACCTATGCAACTTCCCCTTCGTCTACGTCTTGAAGAAAGTGGTGCGAAGGAGTGGTTGTTGCCGATTGAGCCAATGATTAGTCTGCAAGGTCAGAATATCATTGTGCGGCGACACGTTAACAAAGGTGCTGTAAAAGGAAGCATCAAGGAGCGATGGTCACAGGATGACTATACTATTAGTATTGAAGGTATCCTTATAGGTGAAGATGGTAAATATCCTGAGAAAGACGTAAGCTGTTTACGTTCGTTTTGTGAAGCTGGACGAGTAATAGCCCTGAACCCTTTGCTGGAGATATTCGGTATATCACATCTTGTCATTGAAAGCTATGAGATTCCTTTCACAAGTGGCTCTTCTAATCAGAACTATTCGCTAAAGGCATATAGTGATGACATATATAAACTTCTTTTAAATCAGCAGGACTTAAAACGATAGGCTTATGTACACAATGGCTTACGACATAGAGATAGGAGGCTGGCACATTGGAATGCTTGACAGTGTTGAGGTGCATCGAAGTGTCGAACTACTTGCTGATACGGCAACTATAACATTACCAGGTGCGCAGTATAATGTAGCCTTGGATGTTGAAGATAAACTTCACAGAGGTGATAAGGTTATTATTCGCTTTGGATATAAGGAAGAAGGCTTAAAGGAGGAGTTCACTGGCTGGCTGCAACAAATCAGTACAGATGGTGGCAATATTAAGCTGACTTGTGAGGATGATCTGTACACCTTTCGTAAGGAACTCAAAAACGAAGTACTGAAGAAAGTTTCACTTGCTGATCTTCTTAAGAAGGTGGTGCAGGGAATTGGGAAGAACTACTCTATTCAATGCTCTTACAGCTGGACCTATGCTAAGTTTGTCATTCACAATGCTACTGGATATGATGTGCTCAAGAAGATACAAGAAGAGTGTGGTGCAGATATATACCTTTCTAATGGTGTCTTACACGTGCATCCCCCAGGTGAGGTTGTCGGGGTGAACCGCTTTTATAACTTTGCGCTGAATGTGGAGGCGGTTAATCTGACCTATCGACAAGCAGCTGATCGCAAGGTTCGTGTAGTGGTTAAAGCTCTTCTTCCTGACGGAACAGTAAAAGAGGTAGAGGTCGGAGCTACTGGTGGTGAGAAGGTAGAAATAAAATGTCCTACTTCTGATGCTGCAAGTATGAAACTTCGTGGCGAACTTGAAGTTAAACGTCGTAGTTTCGATGGCTATGATGGAAGTATCACGACGTGGCTCATACCTGAATGTGTTCCTGGCGATATGGCGTGGCTTTATGATGCGGATTATCCACGTAAGGATGGCTGCTACTTTGTAAGGGCAGTAACAACAACTTTCAGCAGAGACGGTGGTAAACGAAAAATAGAACTTGGATTCAGATTAAGCTAAGGATATGGATCAATATAAGGAATTAAGAGAAAGGTTGCGAGGTGTAGCACCACAACAGGAGATGACTGTACTACAAGGTATCGTTAAGAGCGTAAGCGGTAGTACTTGTGACGTGGAAATTGGAAGCCTTCTCGTACCAGACGTTCGCCTTCGTGCATCTGAAACAGATGATAATGGTGAGATGCTGATAGTTCCAAAAGTTGGTACTGCAGTCATCATTGGGAGTCTGTCAGGAGACTACTCAAGCCTTGTCGTCTTAGCTGTGGATCATGTTGAATCTATAACGATAAATGGAGGTAAGCTTGGAGGACTGGTTAATATTGAGGATTTAACCAAGAAACTTAATGAACTGGTTAAAGCTGTCAATAGCCATACACACCAGGGTACTCATGGTCCAACAGGTCCACCTCTGACTAAAGCGCAGGAGTTTAAGAAAACTGATTATGAAGACGTAACTATCAAACATTGATATGAAAGGTATTACATTGATAGACTATGAAGCGGTTATACAACCGCATCGAGGACCAGACGGAAAGATTATCTCTGGTCTGGTTATCGGTGACACGCTGCATCAGAATCAGGCTTTGATTCTTCACTTACATAAGGGAGAGTTGAAAGAACGACCGATGACTGGCTGTGGTATCAGTGATATGCTGCTTGACAATGATCCTATCTATTGGAGAACGCTCATCAGAGAGCAGCTGGAGATGGACAGACAAACTGTGACTAATATAAAAATAACAACCAAAAGCATCGAAATAGATGCACAATATTAAACTTAAGCAATATGCAAAGAAACACGAAGGAATGGATACAATACGGCTCAGCCATATTTCTGCTTGCAAGTGGTGTGGCTATGGCTTTTCTGAGTTTCTTCTTTAATGGGGGCGATGTTAAAGACAGCGTGCTGTGGTATGTGTCGCAGACTTTGGTCTATGCCGGCTCAATCTTCGGTGTGGGTATCTACATTCAGAGTAAATGGGGAGATGTGAGAAATTACATCGACCGAGTTGTCAACTCCAAGAACGGAAAGGAGGAAGAATGAGAACGATTAAATATATTGCAATACACTGCACTGCAAGTCATCAGTCACAGACTATTGAGAGCCTACGACAAGAGTTCCTTCGGAAAGGATGGACAAATCCAGGCTATCACTATGTGGTTAGTCCAGACGGCAAGATTACCCAGCTACTTGATGAAGACAAAGTAAGTAATGGTGTAAAGGGCTTCAATGCTGTTTCTATCAATGTTGCTTATATTGGTGGCATTGATACCAATGGCAAACCCACTGATAACCGTACAGACGCACAGAAAGCAAGTCTTCGCTCGCTCTTGAAGATGCTACATAAGAAGTACCCTACAGCGGTTATTCAGGGACATCGTGATTTTTCTCCTGACTTGAACCACGATGGTAGAATTACCTCTAACGAATATATTAAGGCCTGTCCTTGTTTCGATGCAAAGGCTGAATACGCAAACATCTAACAACAACGATATGAAAACATTAAAAGTATTATTAGCAATTATCCTTACTGCTGTAATTTTCTCTGCTTGCTCTCATAAAGTCTATGTACCTGTAGAGAGTGTAAGCACCGATACCCTGCACGTTGTCAGTCACGATACTATAAGGGTTACGGAACGTCTTGCGCCAGTGTCACTTGCATTACCTGAGTATCATCAGGAGCGTGCAACGAAAGACTCAGTTTCAGTTTTGCAGAATGCCTTGTATCGCTCAACGGCAAGAATACATAACGGTATCCTCACACACATATTAGAAAGTCTGCCAGGAGCTAAGGTAGAAGGTCTTACAACAGTGCATGACACAATCCGAATAACGATACACGATAAGGATCATAAACAATATAAAGAGAAACCAAAGATTATTTACAAGGAAAAGAATTTGAGCTGGATTGAAAAACGTGCGATGGAAACAGGCTTTGTCGCATTCGGTGTCCTTGTGATGTTAGCTCTTTATTTCGTAATAAGATGGAAGTTCAAGTAAAAGATGGTCAGACCTTGGCTGATATAGCCATACAGGAGTATGGCTCGCTGGAAGCATTGCCTGCTTTGGCTGCTGCGAACGGTATCGGTATGGCTGAAACGTTAGCAGCAGGAAGCAGATTGCAACTTCCTGACGTAAGTTACAACCGATTAATACAACAGTATTGCAAGGCTAATGATGTATCTCCAGCAACAGAGAGAGGTATGACGGATGTCAAGTTAAGGGTATTCAGTGGTGAGTTCTCGCCACAGTTCAATTAAAGTAAACAAAATATGGCTCGTAGTATAACAGAGATAAAACAAACAATGACAAATGCCTTTATGGCGGATGGTACAGTAAGAGAACGATACGGACTATCGGAGAACGATACCTTTGATGATAGTTTCTCTGTGGTTAGTATCGAGAATATTCTGTTTTACATCGTGGCTGCCTGTAGCCATGTACTGGAGGTTCTGTTCGACCAGTTCAAGGCAGATGTAGACGATAAGATCAGTCGTGCTGTAGTAGCAAGTGTACCTTGGTACTATAAGATTGCAAAAGAGTTCCAGTATGGTGATGCTTTAATCTTTAATGAGGCGACACAGCAATATGGCTATGAACAGGTATCTGAGAAGAAGCGAGTCGTCAAATATGTTGCTGTACGTGACAGAGGGTCTTCAGTGGAGATACTTGCTTCATGTGAAACAGGTGGACAGCCTACTGTTCTTTCAGATGATGTTCTGACAGCGTTCAAACAGTATTTGAACCGCGTTAAAATAGCAGGTGTCATTCTTTCGGTTCGTTCTTTACCTGCAGATAGTATCAGTATCACTGCAACGATACGTATCGACCCATTGGTAATTGACAGGACAGGAACAAGAATCGAAGACGGTAGTTTTGTTGTTGAGAATGCTGTAAACGCTTATCTCAGAAATATAATCTATGGTGGCACATTCAATAAGACTAAATTAGTTGATGCTATACAGAATGTGGAAGGTGTGTTGGATGTGGAGCTCCACGCATGTAAGTATAGTACAGATGGAATGACATATAATGATATCAACGGTAATAATTATACCGCTGTTAGCGGAAGTTTTTCCCCTGTTAACTTAAGAAATGCATTAGTCTATGTGGTATAAATTGGATGTTATAAAACTTGGTTTTCAATTGCTACCTCCTATATTGAGAAGCAAGGTGATTGTGGCTTTGCTCAAAGCAATGCTGAGAGGAATAAGAGACTTGTATAATCGATTCTATAGTTATCGCACCGATGTCTTGAATCGACTCACCATTACTGCAGGTGTACAATACATAGAAAAGGTTCTGAATGATGCCTTCTTCCTTACAAAACGTCAAATATACATAGTATCTGCAGGGCAGAAAGTTCAGACAGTTTTACATTTCAAGAGTGAAGGTCTTGCTCCTGTCTATGTGAGTGGTAGTTCTCCCTTGTACATCAGAGCCTATGACGATGTACCTAAAGAGGCCTCTTTTATTGTCTATGTGCCGTCTTTTCTATGCACCTCTACATCTGCTGCAGAAGATAAGTATGGCGGACAGCAGTTGACAACTATATTAAACCTATTGAATCATTATAAACCTGCGGGACGATCTTTCCGCATAGAAATATACGAATATGAATAAGATACTCTTTAGCGAGGGCGGACAGCCCCTCTACATCGATGATATCAAGACATTACAGGAGAACCCAGCTAATCAGATGTCTGCACTCCTTCAGGCTCTTGGTGCAAACACCTCTGTCTTTTTACTTGACCGGTTTCAAGGAGAATTAAAGAAGATTGATCAAAGTGCTGCGACGACTACCTTCCAAACTAAGAAAAATTGGTTGGTGCTTGACGGAGTTATCCATGAAATAAAGGAAACAACTCTTGTTGCACACAGTTGGAATGACCCTTTGTATGTAGGTGTTAGAAAATCTAATTCTGATGTACGTACATTTGAGGATGGACAAGAACATGCATGTAGGGAGACAGCAGAGGCTTTTCTGTCATTTGAGAAAACAGAAGGAGCCTTTAATGTCTTCGAGTTGAAAACTCTTTTTGACCTTATAGGTCCGAAGATGAAAGTTGAGTCGCAAGAATGGAAAGAAGAGGACGATGCCTTCTCACATCCTGTGAATGGTTATCATGGTACAATTCGAAAAAAAAGAGGACCAGGTTTTTTAATTAAGAAGATTTCGCTTGAAAGTGATAATACAGAATGGACCGATGGACCAGGGGTTGTGTTTAAGTACCCAACAACACGTGTTCCCGTTCCCCCTATATTCTCAGAATCTTTTTTAGTTGGAGTAAAAAACAAAGATGGTCAGCGTCAGATAGTTTGTATCATGCAAGCAGATGGAGAAGGAAAAATTGTAGGCACTCTGGGAGATTCCAGCCTTCCTGCTCCAATGAATTGTACAATTGAAACATATTTCTTCATACCGACATAAAAAATAACTATGGATACAATATATAATCTGCTCAAGCGAGCAAAGGAACTCAAAGAGAAAAGTCAAGTAGACAGCATTACGCCTGAAGAGGTTGGTAAGCTGCATGAAGACACATTAGCATACATAGCCTCATTGGAGCAGTCGGCTGATGGACTTGGTATTAAAAAGGTTTATCAGTCTAAGTCAGCTATGGAGGCTGATACAGACCCAGTCGGAACTAACGGCAAGACTCTCCGATATGGTCAGTTAGTAAGCATCTATGACGATGCACACGCTGATAGTTCTGAGAATGGAAATATTTATGCTTATCAGAAGCCAGGGTGGCTGCTGATGGGTAAGATTAGTGGAAATGTGGGGCTTGCTATTGCACAGGAGACAGGCGATAGCACAACTTCTGTGATGTCACAGAAGGCTGTATCAGATTTTGTTTACAGATCCCTACACACCCACGAAAAGGAAGTTTCATTTGAGTGGACGGACAAAACATATTACACAGACAGAGGAGTGTTAAATTTTTATAGTACCGCAGGCAAATATTGCAGTGTCGAGGTTGATTTGACAAAGTATATCGGGAAAACAATACGGTGTTGGTATTATACACCTAATAACGACGTTATTCGTTCTGTTATTGTTAACTCCGATGATAGTATAGTTCCTTATGACAACCCAAACTCAGAAGTAAAAGAACTGATAGTTACGGCTGATATGAAGCTGTTAAGGCTATCTAATTATACTCACAAGCTCGCTAATCCTTATGTAAAAGTAGATGTTGAGGTTCTTGGAGTAACTGACAGACTGGATGACATAGAAAAAAAAGTTAATGGCTATTACACTGAAAAAGATGCGACTCTAATTTGGATATCTGACGAATACTACAACAAGGCAGGTGTTGTGATAAAATACAACTCTGTGGGGCGCAAACAGCGCACATCCGTAGATTTATCTGATTTAACAGTAGGAACAGAATTGCATATCTTATCATATTCAGATAGTAGTAGTGCCTTTGAAACATACTCTTTTGTGCTGACTAAAAGCGGCAAATATAGAAAACTCGTGCTATCACCAACAAAAGAAGCCGTTTTTATTATTGATGAACCTTGTGATATTCTCTTGCTTTCTGATGATATATTACAGAGACCTTCGCATACACCGTATGTGAAGATAAGGGAGTTTCATAGCGGAATAAAACAACAGGGGAACACTTCTGAAAAAAAAGAGAATAAGCACGTAGACTTGTTCTTGTTTATGGGTCAGTCAAATATGGCGGGGCGTGGGATTGTAACGGCAGAACACCGCGAAGATGCTCCAAGAGTAGTGGAAGGTGCCGGCTATGAGTTTAGGGCTATATCAGACCCAACAAGAATTTATCCTATCACAAAGACCCTTGGGGTGGCAGAAAACGTAAGCGGCGCTATTAATGATTATAACAAGAAGACGGGTGGGATTGTTCCGTCTTTCGTGAACTCATACTACAGAGTTACTGAAACACCAGTAATTGCCGTAAGTGCTTCTATTGGAGGAACTCAATCAGCATCATTCAAACAAGGCACACCTATCTTCAATGATGCTGTTAATCGCCTGACACTTGCTAATAAGTGGTTAAAAGAGAATGGATATACAATTCTTCATACTTATATGGTGTGGTGCCAAGGAGAAAGTGATGGTGATGAAAACATCTCGATAAATACCTATAAGGCTAACTTTGCAAACATCTTCGAGGGATTGAAGTCTAAAGGTGTGGAGAAGTGTTTTATGATACGCATAGGAGAGGATAACGGCACAGATAAAGATTATTCTATCATAATGCAGGCGCAAAACCAAATCTGCAAGGAGAGCGAAGACGTGGTTATGGTATCATTGGACTTTCAAAGTATGTTGTCACGTGGCTTGATGAAAGATGCTTGGCATTATTTTCAGCAGGCTTATAACGAAGTGGGTGCGACAGCAGGATATCACGCAGGAATATATAGAATGTATAATCGAGAGCCTGTTATGTATGATCCAAAGAATGACAACTTGTATTATACAAGATGGAGTAGATAAGGAGGTTGCGGTAAATAATACTATGACAGAACTGATTTTAATTTTAACGCCTTTGCTGATGAGTTAAGTCAGTTCTGACAGAAATAAAATATTATGTTATAATCAACTTTTATTGTGCTGAAATAGGGGTAATTAAAAAGCCCCCAGTCTGTTAATAAGCAACGCCAATCACTTTTAAACAATGTACGCCACAAGAGCGCGACCGGGGGCAAATATCCTCGCTCGCTCTTGTGGCGTTGTATTGTATAATAAAAGTGATTGGCTTTGCAAATTTACAAAATTTATTAGATATGAAGATAATTGAGATTGTAAAAATTAACAGGGAACTATTAAGAAACCTCCATATTGCTGGAGTTAGATTGGATGACACAAACTATATAGATTTATATACAGAATATAGACGGATGTTATCAAAGCGTGAGAAAGTGTCTTACATAGTAGCGGCTCTTGCTGTGAAATATGCTATTAGCGAGCGTAAAGTTTATGCTCTTATTAAGCGATTTCAAACAGACTGCAATTTGTTTGCAGTGTAATCAGTATATACGCTTATGTTTGTGAAAGGAAAACTTACGACCTTTGCATCATGACAAAGAAAATGTATTATTCAGCACCGCTTCCTTTCGTAGGTCAGAAGCGGATGTTCGCAAAAGAGTTTAAGAAGGTATTAGAACAGTTCCCAGACGGAACAACGTTTGTTGATTTATTCGGAGGCAGTGGCTTGCTGTCGCATATTACAAAGTCCGAGAAACCACATTCTAAAGTCGTGTATAATGATTTTGATGGATATAGGCTACGTCTGGAACACGTGTCACAGACTAATGAATTACTCTCTGAGCTTAGAAAGATAGTTCGTGAACTGCCTAAGCATAAGCCTATTGGTGGAGAAGCACGCAAACAGATTTTTGAGTGCTTAATTAAACATCAAGATCGTTATGGTTATTTGGACTTCATCACGATATCGTCTTCTCTCTTATTTTCGATGAAGTATTGTCTGAATATTGACGACATGAACAAGGAAACGTTGTATAACAATATTCGCTCTACTGATTATCCGCTTTGTGATGGCTATTTGGATGGTTTAACAATTGTTTCAGCAGATTATAAACAAGTCTTTAATCAGTATAAGGATACTCCAAATGTTGTATTTTTGGTTGACCCTCCTTACCTCAGTACTGAAGTTGGTACTTATAAGATGTATTGGAAGCTTGCTGATTACCTCGATGTACTGTCAGTTCTTGCTGGACATTCATATGTTTACTTCACAAGCAATAAGTCGTCTATACTTGAACTCTGTGACTAGATAGGTCGAAATAAGCATATCGGTAATCCATTTGAGAAATGTACTAAGGTGGAATTCAATGCTCGCATAAATTATAACTCAACTTATACAGATATGATGCTGTATAAGAATGCTGGTTAAATGCTATTCAAATGCTGATAAAATGATGAATAAATACTACAAGATTTTAGACCGTATTATTCATGCTGGAAAACAGCAGTGTAACAAGAAAGGGGAAATTAGGTATCTGTTGAACGAACAGCTAACACTTACTCCTTCAGACTTACTCGACATCTTCGAAACTCACGGTATAGCACGTAGGAAGCTAAAGGATGAGCTACAACTGTTCATGAAAGGTGAAAGGCAGATTGAAAAGTATCGTAAGGCAGGTATTGCTTGGTGGGATTATTGTGGTTCAATTCTTGTCAATAGTTATCCTACATATCTGGAGAAATTGCCTCCACTAATAGAGAAGATAAATCGTGAAAAGCGTAGCAGCAAAAATTATGTGTTGTTCTTAGGCGAGACTGGTGCAGAAACTAATCAAGCACCCTGTCTTAGCCTTGTACAGTTTCAAATAGATGAAGGTGAACTTGTTATATCAGCTTTTCAGAGAAGCTCTGATGCGAACTTAGGTCTTCCAGCAGATATCTATCATCTTTACTTAATGTCAAGGCAAATAGAACTTCCGTTGAAGTCTATAACGCTCAATCTTGCTAATGTCCATATATACAAAAACAATATAGAACCTACAAAAGAACTTCTCGGTGGTAATGAAGATATAAAGTTTGAACTTAATGTATAATCTAAAAGGTGGCAAAATCTTGCAGAATTATCCAAGTCTTGCAAGAATTTGCCACCTTTTTACTATTGTGTGCGTGTTGAGAATTGTTACTTTTCGTTTTGCATCAAAATATCACTTTTCGTTTTACAACGCACCTACTTTTCGTTTTGCCGGATTAATAATTCCCTTATAAGAGGTCTATCATTTTATATTAAGACTTCGTTACACGCTCCAGCCACTTCACCATACCGAACATA